TTTAATTTTTTATAAATTTCAAATTCTTTTTTAAGTGCATCATACAACTTCTGCAAGCTATCAAATTTCAATTTCCAATGGTCGGCTATTTCTTGAATCTTTGCATTTTCTAATTGTAAATCTAAGAAATCTTTTTCTAACTTGTTAAATCTTTCTGTTAATTTATCTAGTGGAGCAATAGCATCAAGTATAAATTTATTATAAGCGTCTGAAAGCTTATTTACTTCATCTAATTTCTTACTTCTACGACCTATAAAAAATGCTATTACTGTTCCTAAAATAGCTATTAACTCTTTAATATCAATCATAGTATTCCATAGTTTCAAAGTTATAAAATTTACCTGTTGGTATTCCATCAATTAAAGCTTGATTTTCTTGTAAATCTACTTCTATAAGTGTGCAATAAAGCACTTCGCCTGTTATTGAGTTTATTATTGTTTTCATTATGATATTCTACCGCCTGTTATAAACATTGAATCCGCATTGTTACCTATTAATCCTGTTATAATTAAATAATTTTGAACAGTTACATCAAAAGCTAGTGTATTTCTAGTTGATGATGAACTTGTTACTGAGTTGCTAGGTGTTGTTATATTTCCGGGTAAGGGATATTCTATATTTCCACCTTTAATAATCCATTTTCTAGTAATATTTCCAGCATAAACACTTGTTGCAACATTATTCATTTGTGCAATTAAAGTAGCTGGAATAGCAACAGAAGTATTAACGTAAAATCTTAAATTTTTACTACCTAAAATACCAGTAGAAATCATATCTAATCCATCAAGTGTCATTATATCACTTGTTGCAAAGAAATTAGCTGGAATAGTAATTGATTTTAAAATAGTTTCAACTCCTGTACCTGTTAAAGCACTTGAATCAGTTGCGCTTATTATTCTTTTATCTCCTGTATTAGTACCGCTTGTATTTGTTAATTTAGTTCTTTCAGCACTTGTCAAAAATAAATTACTACTACCCTGAGTAATACTATCTGAATTAGTTATAGTATTTTGTTTAGCATTTAAAGCCGTTTGAGTTGCTGTACTTATTGGCTTATTTGCATCTGTTGTATTATCTACATTTGAAAGTCCAACAAAAGTTTTATCTACTGTTTTATTTTTCCAAAGTGAAGTTGAACTTTCATAAATTAACGCTTGGTTATTTGTTGGTGAACTAGTAATCAAATCTACATCGTGAATTTCACGCAATTCAAAACCATTTTGAACTTTAACTAATATTTCACCATTATTAGCATTTACTCTTGTAACAACTCCAATATAAACTAAATGCGCTGGTGCATAAGGTTTATTAGTTAATCCAAAAATTAAATTGCCATTAACTCCTAACCAAACTGGGTCGCCTATTGTTGCTGTTGAGGTATCTAATCCTGTTAATAAACCATCAGTAACTACATTTACAATATCATTTGTTGTTCCTGTCGTTTCAAGTAATCCAACTGTTTTGCTTGATGTAGCTTCCGTTGAATTTGATGCCTTAGAAACGAGTATATTAGTTCCATTTGCTCCACTAACATAAACAGCTTGTCCTTTAGTTATTGCTGCTGCTAATTTAACAGTTACTCTGTCGATAGCATTTATATTAATATTTGAAATTCCAGTATTAACAGCATCAACTGTTGGATATTTTATACCAGTTCCATCAACTGCTAAACTATTTTGTTTATTAGATTGTGATTCTAAACCACTTATTGAAGGTATAGTAGGCTTATTTAATATTTGTGCTAATCCACTTGTTGCATTCCAATCGCTATTTACTTGCGATGGAATAGTAACTGCTCCAGTCATTCCATTTACCGAAGTAACAGCACCAGTTGCAGTAACTGAATTAACATTTACTGTTATTAAATTAGGTGTTACTGTTATACCTACTGTATCAACTGTAGGATATATATTTATGTCTATTGTATCGCTCATCGTGTTATATCACAAGTTATAGTAAATACTCCATCTAAATAACTTTCTACTGTACTATCTGCAAATGTTATTTGTATATCATATAGATAGTCATATTCAGCTATATTTATTATTTGCTTATTAATCTTAAATAATCCTCCTGAAGCATTAGTAATTGTTATTCCAGCATTAGCTACCGAAGTTAAGTTTAAAGCTACTAAACCTCCGCATTCTTTTCTTAATTGCATTTTTATTGTAGCACCAGTTAAATTAATAGGTGAGCCATTTAATAAATATGCAAAATTAACCTCTTTGAATGTATCTCCTCTTTTATGTGTAAAATTATAACTCATTTCTTTTCTTTTTGTTTTTTTAGATATGCAATCATTTTCTTAATGTTTGCTTCTTTGACTTTAATAGCTAAAAATTTATTTTCTGTTTTCATTATAATACCCAACTACAAGGATTAGCTTTTTGGTCTGGAAACATATCGCTGTTTCTATTTGTCCAATACTCAGGAAACATAGCACTAGCATTTATACCCATATAATCTATAAATCTAGTTGCATAAAAATCAGCAAATGTTCGATGCTTTTGAACTAGCATATCTACTTCTTCTTTTGTAGGTGAATCAGCATTATCTGTACGGTGTTTAAATACTCCACCGTTACCAACTTTAAAAGATGCAAAAGGTAAATAATCAACCATAGCAAAATGAATAAGCATAGGTTGAACATAATCTTTCATTAAATTAAGATAATCTCCAGTTAAAGTATTAGCTGTAATTTTAGTTACAAAAGCATTGTAAAGTTGTGTACCTAAATAATTCTGAATGTGCATTTGTTGAGCAATCTTTATAAACTGAATAAATAAGTCGTTATCTACTGCACCGTTTAATATAGTATTTGCTTTTAAGTCTGTTGGTGTTATGAATAGTACTGTTGCCATAATTACATATCGTGTGGAGCTATATATGCTCGTTTGTCATTTGTTGGTGCTATCTCTCCAGATTTTCTTACTTCTGCTGGTGTTGATGGTTGCGCTTGTGTATTTTTACCTTTTCCTATTTTTCTGTACATTTCACGAACCCAAAAATGCTTACAAGTTCCACTAGGGAAATTATCACTTAATAATCCTCCACCTTTCCATAAAAATATATCATAAGGCTCATTTGGGTTAGGACTCATTCCAAATCCGGGATTAACAACTTGTTGGCTCATAGCTTGTATATCTTCTTTTCGATATAGTTTATTAGCTGACATCATTTTCTTGCAAAATTCTCTTTCAGGATTAGCATTACCACTATATCTATATCTAGTTATGTACAAAGGACTATCTTGCTCTGAAACGCTTTTAGGTCTAGCGGTTCCAGTTGATGCACTTGCTAAATAAGTAGCATTTAATTTTTCAATTTCTAAATCTAAACTAGCTTCTTTCTCATAATCTACTGCTTCACTACTTACTAATTCATAAATATTTAAATCTATATCTTCTCCAAACTCTGAAAGGTCTATTTCTTTACTTAGTTGTTGAGTTGGTTGCTGTTGTATTGCTGCTTTAAGACCTACTAAAGAGCGTATTTCATCAGGTGTCATACTTTCTAGCACCTTATTAGCCACTAAAGGAGATAGTGAATTAATACCATCTATTATAGTATTTGATTTTTCAGTAATAGTAAGGTCATTATTTGCATCTAAAGGCTGTAATGTTTTAAAGTATAACTCTAAGCTAATATTATTATATGCTAGTATCTTATTAAAGTTTTTAATTAATAATGTCTGAAATGGTCTAATTACAGTATTATCCATTAATACAGTAGCAGTTTGTAATTCGTCTGCATTATTACCAAATCCTGATTGGTCTTTAATTCCTAAAAGCATTGGCGATATAATACGGTGTGATACCATAATCTTTCGCATACTTTCATTAGATAAAAATTCATATTGTAAATGTGCTTCACTTAATTGAACAGGTGTTATAGTTGCACCATTTGTTGAATCATCATTAAAAGATAAAATAAACCGACCAGCGTTAGAAGTTCCGCTAAACTTGTTTTGTATATTTCGTTCAATATCCCTTTGCTCATCTTCGGTCGGTCTACCATTATTAAAATTAATTAACATCGAAGGACTCATTCCATTCAAAATATTGTTTAAATGAAAGTTGCTTATTTCCTCTTCTAGTTCTGCATATTGCAAACCACCTTGAAATGATACAGGAGAATAATAATAAAATCCTGTTTTGTACGGCTTAATATAAAGTATTTCTTCGCTTTCTTTTGAAGTACCAAAAGCTGGAATAGCAGTAGGTTTTTTTCTATATCCTACTTTACTCCAATCGTCTGAATAGTAATAAAATTCTACTTCGCCATCTTCATTGCATTTACCACTTCTTAAAGTTTCAATAGGAAAATGATTACATTCTAATATTCTTGTTCTATCTACTGAATAAACAACTTGAATAGCACATTGTCCCATAGAGTAAAGGTCATTACAAAGTCTTTCAGTTGTATCATCATCAAACAATAACATAGCTTGTGCAAATTCATTAGGTTTAATTACTGAATCAGTAGCGCTCAATCCTTTGCCTAATATCATTTGAGTAATACCATTTATAGCAGCGTTATTAGTAGGACTACCATTATATCTATCAATCAAATACTGAAAGTAATTATTATTACCACCATAAGCAATCCAATCTTGACCTCTTACTTCTTCTACTTTTGGTGAAGTATAAGTACTTAATTGAATTACTCCAATTCCTCCACTTTTTTGTACTTCTTTTTTTATTGTTCGTTTCATATTATAATATAATCGTTATTAGACGTATTTAAGGCATTATAATTGCCTTGGTTAATACTATATACATCTTTGCTTTGATTAGTGCTAAAAAGCCTATCCTTGTAAATAATTTCACTTCTTTGATTAGTAATTTTAGATTCAAAATATAAACCCTCTTTTAAACAAGTAATTTGAGCAGTTACATAAACTAAATCATTTACATTCGGATATATATCTAAAATAGAATAAGTATATATTACATTAGTTTGTTCATCTCTTACATATAAAGTAAGCGTATCACCGTCTATATAATTTCTAGGAATTAATATTAAAGTTTGTATAGTATCGTCTTGATTTAATACTGTCATTTTCTAAATTTTAAATATAACGTACTTATTTAATTAATTTGTAAAAAAAAATAGCACCAAAATTAATTGATGCTATTTAAAATTATAATTTTAATTTTGTTATGCTCCTATTTGAGTAGTTGATGTATGAGCTGTTACAACTCCAGCAGCTACAAACGGTGCCATAGCTGGCTCTTCTGCTAAAATAGTTAAAGTAAATCCATTCATATCTCCTAATGCTGTACCAGTAGCAATTGTTCCTCCTGTTACTTCTGCACCTCTTGTTAAACCTACTGCAAAATAATTCCCATTATTGTCAGCCACAAATACGTGCATTCTGCCTTTGATAACATTTTCAAGTTCAACTTGAGTAGCTACATCAATTTTAGTCAATACTAAAGTTACAGTTTGAGCATAAAAAGTAGTACCATTATCTGTACTTGATGTAATTGCTTGACTTAAATTAGATGTACCTTTTACATCGTACTCATACCACGTAGTGCCTGATGCACTAATTGCTGTAACTGTTCCAGCTGATATTGTTACCGTTCCTAAAGTACCATAGTTTACCAAAAATATTTTTGATACCCCTCCTACTACGTCTTTACACGGTAATTTTCTTCCCGAACTCAATAAACAAATACTCATATATATATTTTTAAAAGTTAATAAAAACCGCTCAAATTAATGAGCGGTAATTTTAATTATAGAGAAGAGAATACAACTGAATCTGCTCCAAAACCTACTTGAAGTCCTTGAGTCCATCTCATAATGAAACGTACATTTTTAGAACCATCAATATCTGCCATATCAATAACTTTTACTAAGTTTTGGTCATCTAATAAACCAGTTCCAAAATATAAGTTTTCAATAGTAGTCAATACCATAGAGTTTCCAGAATCAACTGAATTTAATCCATTTGCTACAAATAATTGGATACCTTCAAAAGTTAAAGCTGTTCCATTATTATACCACATTGAACCTTGATTCGCAAAACCATTAGAACCTAATCCACTTGCACCAAAACCACCCAAAGCTGAAATATATGCTTTAGCTACTTTTTGAGAAACAAATAATCTTAAATCATCTCTACCATAAAGAGCAGATGGTAATTTAGCTACAACTGCTTTTAATTGAGCCAATACAGTACTTGAATCAACTGTTGCGCTTGTTTCTTTTGTTGCACCATCATCAACTAACAATTTTGGAAATCCATTAGTAGCATTCCAAATAAAGTTTTCAGTATTCAAAGCAACATCTTTTAAAATTTTACCGATAAAGAAATCAGAAAATGAAGATGGCATTTGGTCGAAAGCTGAATAACCCATTTGTATCGCATCCCAATCGGACTGAAATGGGGTTCGGCAAAGTTGTAAATTTACTTGCTTTTCTGAGACTGTTAATACTTTTTCTGCTAAAGTAACTGTACCAGCATCATCAAAATCACAAGTAGCATCTTGAATAATACCAGTTGATGTTACAGTTTTAACTACTTCTTTATATTTAACATTTGGTCTTACAGTAACTCCACCATTTGCAATAGTGTTAGCTGATAAAATAGCAGCGTTAATATAATTTCCAGCAAATTCACCAGCGTATGTAGTGCTAATTTGATTTATTGTGCTTAATTGTGTTTTCATTTTTTTTATTTTTTTATATTAATTATTATGATTCTGATGCCCAAACTCCTTGACCGCCTTGAATATACCATTTTGTTAAAGAAACTGCTTTTAATACTACAAAATCTCCAACTTTTGATGTTGCTTTTGTATTTGCCCATCCTTTATTTACTGTTCCACTTGCTCTATTCATAGAAGCTGTTGAACCTGTTACAAAAGGAAATCCACCATTAATACTATCTGCTGCATTTGGTTTGATGTTTAATACATTATTACCATCTGCTCCAGTGTTTCTAAATGTATATTCTAAACCTAGATTATCATTTGTAATAAGTGGTAAAGTAATTACTAATGCATCTGTTGCAATAGAATAATCTTTAGTACTATTTGCTTCTGAAATAGTTGTAGATGCTGTTAATACATTTGTAGCTCTTCTTTCACGAACTACTTGATTTGAAATTGAATTTGCCATTGTTTTTTAATTTTTATTTGTTGATAATTTTGCGAATATTCTTGCTTGAACATCGTTAGTTTTTAAATCTAATTTATTCTTATTTTCTAATGGAATATGAGTTAAAGGCTTTTTTGCTACTGTTGTAGAAAGTGTTGCTTTCATTTCAGTTTGCATTCCTTTACAAGCTAATAAATCAGCTTTCATCATTTCCATTTCAGGTTTTAAAGCTTCCACTACTGCTGCAACAATTTCTTCTAATGTTGGTGGTACTGCTGTTAATTCAGTTTCTACTTTTTCAACTACTTCAGGTGCTACATCTTCTGATGCCATAACTTCACCTTCAGCTGTTTCTGATTGTGGAGTAGCAAGTTCACCAATAATACCTATTTCAGTAACTGATAAGGTTGTTCCATCTGCTAACATATAATCTCCAATTTCTAAAGGAGTTTTGTTAGTTCCATCTATTGCAAAAATCGGAGTTCCTACTGTAAAACTATCCGATTCTACAACTGTACCGTTGTCTAATGTTTGTTGCTCAAGTTTTACTTGTCTTGACAGCAAAGCATTAATTCTTTGTAAAATGTCTGTGTTTTTCATATTTTTAAATTAATTATAGTTATAACGAAAGTGTTAATTTTTTTTGTTTTTTTTATTCTCTTTTTCTGTATATAGTGCCTATTCCTTGAGCTTGTAAGCTACTATCGCAACATTTTACGCTGTACTTATTATCTTCGCACAAACAGCCTCTTTTGCCCCCTTTTGGACTTGTTCTACTTGGTGTTTTAAAAGTCTTATTTCTATTTTCCATTTGTAAATAATTTACCTATTCCGTCTAATTGTTTTATTACGTTTTCGTTATTATCGTAATGCTGTGATATTTTTAAACTTTTAATTTTAGCTATCTTATTTACGTTGCTTCCTGTTGCATAAACTCTACTTAAAGGAATCCCTAAATCTTTTGCTTTTTTTATTATTCCACCTTTTAAATGTCTTGCTGAAATTATATATAAGTCGTTACCCTCTTTAATTAATTTCTTTGCTAGTTCAGTTCCTTTAGGTGTACTTAATGTATCATCAAAATCAAAACTAATTTTAGCTAATTGAATTTTTTTTTTAATATCTTCAATTAACTCTAAGATTTGTAAACCAGCTTCTATTTCTTTATCTGTATCATCTTCAACTTTTGAAAGTGGTGTTTTAGCTTTATCTGCAAAATAACCCTCTATACTAAATCCCTTTACTATTCCTGTTTTAATAAAGTCATTCCATATTACTTCATTGTCTACTTTTATAGTTCCTACCCAACTCCCTACTGGTACATTAAGATTATAAAGATTTGATTTGTCTTTTTCTGTATCTTCAACTATCCAACTTTCAACCATTGTCAATCCTGATATAGTTTCTAAATGTTCAAAAGTAGCTTTGCTTTGATTTCCATTTTTAAAAAACATTTCCATACATTGTCTTATAGTATCTTTAGAAAAGTATATGTAATATTCGCCTTCTTGTTCGTCATTACGATAAATAGGTTTATCAGGTACTAATAGCGCACCCATAATAATCTTTTTTTCTTTTGATACTTCAGCGAATTTGTACTCTTTATTTTGGTCTTTTAAAGCTATCCAGTTTTCTTCAATTGCTGGACTAGATACAATCGATACTGCATCTATACCGCTTACCTCCATTGTATCGTCTATTATTAATTCTATTAGTTTCATTTGTCTTTTATTGTTTAACGTGAATAATTTTATAATTTGCTTAACCTATACTTGCATTTTGTATAATTCTTCTATTCATTCCTTGTTGAGTAGTTACATCGCTTCCTAATACATAAGCCTTAATCGGTCTGCCTGTTTGCTCTGCTATTTGATTTGTTCCACTTTGTCCTATTACATTAAAACTTGGTGCTGCTGCTGGTATTGAACCTGCTGTTACTCCACCACCACTATCTCCTCCACTTCCTAATGCTTCTTTTGCTTTTGCAACTGCTCCAAAAACAGCTGCTACTTGTGTTGCATAAAATAAAGGAAATGCAAATGCTGCTGCTGGTCCTGTACCTTTTGCTGATTTTTGAGCAATATCTAAACCATTAATTAATCCTGTAGCTGTTCCTGTTGCTATTTCAGCTAAAGCAAATAATTTACTTTCTGCACTTCCTTTTTTAAATACATTTGATAAACCGCCAAATGCTGAAGCTGTTTGATTCCATAAACTAATTTTTAAATCAAATAATGATTGTTCTCTTTGTTTTTCTTTTTCGGTTGTATTTTTTGTTATATCATATTTTTTTGTTTGAGCAGCTAAATTAATATCATTTATTTTATTCAAATGTTGTATTTCTAGTTCTTCTGTTGCTGCTTTTATTTCTTCATCATCTGTTAAACCTTTTGTAGCTTTATATAATTTATCTTCATATCTTTTATTTTCTGCTTCTATTGCTTTTTCTTCTTCAGTCATTAAAGCTTCTCTATTAGCTTTTTTTGCATCTTTTACAATATTTAAAGCTTCTAAATCAGCATCTGATTTTCTTTGTAATGCAGCTAATTCTAAATCAAATTCCTCTTTTATTTTATCTTCAGTATATTTTTTTTCTTGTTTATTTATTTCTTCTAAATATTTTCTTCTTTCTTCCTTAGTTATTAATTTGTCATTATTTACTAAATCTCTACGTTTTTGAAAATTTAATTCTTCTGCTTTTAATTTTTCATCTAATGCTGTTTTATCTGCATCGTGTTTTTCTTTATTACTAGCTTTTATTTCATCATTTACTGCTTTTTGGTCTGCTGCTTCTTGTCTACCTAACATCTTTCTTTGTTTGTTAAGTTTTATGCCAGTCATAGCATTTTCTGTTTCAGCTTCATTTAATGCAATTGTTAAATCTCTTAATTCCTGTTTAGCTTTTAATTCTATTTGACCTCCTTTAGCAGCTGCTGCTTCTTTTGCAATTCTTAAATCTTCTTTTGCTATACGTACTTTTTCTTTACTAGATGCTGTTTCAGCTTTAGTTACATCTTCTAATGCTTTCTTTTTATCTTTTATGCTAGCCGTTTCATCTGTTAAAGTTTCACGTGATTTAACTAATAATAAATTAGTTTCAGATTGAACAACAGCTTGCATTTTTCTAGCCTTGTCGTTTACTTGTTGTTGCTTTTCTAAATTTTTAATTATTTTAAAAGTAGTTCCATCTGCTGCATTACCTAATTGTTTATATGATTCACTTGCTTCTCCATTTGCTTTTTTCATATCTTCAGCAGCACCTACAAAATCTAATGTAATAAATTTATATGCTGCGCTGCTTACATCTATTAAAGCACGACCTAAGCCAAACATAGCATCTTTTACTTGCTCTCCAACTGCACTAATAGCAGCAAAAATTTGTTTTAATTCTTTACCTCCAGCTACTGAACTTTGAAAAGCCTCGTAAAGAAATTTAGCAGTTATAACAATACCAGCAAGAATAGCACCTACTGGGTTGGCTACCATTTCCCACATTTTTAATATCAATCCATTTGCTCCTTTTACAGCACTACCAAAAGCTGGGTTAAGTTTTCCAATACCATCACCTAACTGATTTATAAATTCAGACTGCTTTGAGCCTTGCATTGTTTCGCCTAACTTTTTTGATTCAGTTGTAGCACCTTTTAAACCTGATTCTACTTTACCTAAACCACTAACAGCTTGGCTAGTATCTAATTTTAATTTAACCTCTATGTCTTGAGCCATTTTCTTTTATTTTTTTAATTGCTTGTTTCATTGTTGTAGGTATTTTGTATTTACCTTTTGCTATTTTAATTAGCTCTGTTTCTTCTAATAAGTCGTATTTAAGTAACTCAAATATATTTTTTATCATATGTCTGTTTGTGTTATTAAAATGTATTCTGTGCGCTCTATTGTACCATTTCGATAATATGCTATTCCTATTGTTTCATTTCTTTCTGCTCCTGAAATTTTAGGCACTTGAACCAATAAATTATAATCTTCATCAATTTCTGATTGTGGCGTATAAATTAAAAAATCAACTGGAGATAAAATATCAAACTTTTCAAAATCGTTTAAGTAAATAACAAAGTTTAGATTGTTAATTTCTTTGTCTACTTGTACTACTTGTTTATCAGCAAATTTATAACCAACTGTACTAACTGCATTCACTCCCCTATAATCTGTTATTAAATTAAAATCAGTTTCGCCTGTTGTTAAATCAGTAGTAAATGAGTTTATTAAATACCTTTGATTGCTTATTATTAATCTCTCATTTAATTTAATTCCTTTGTCTTTTGATAATAGGCTAGGAGGTAGGATAGCTTTTACTTTTACATTTCGAGTTTTAAGATTGTAAAGATTATCTACATAATTTTCATAAAATCTGTAATAAAGTCCTTTTGGTGCTATTACATTATACCAAGGTGATTGCTCGTTATTAAAATTTAAGGTCATTAAATGTGATAAAGTAGTATCTGTTACTACTGCATTTATTTCATTTGAAAATCTATTATAACCTATTACATCATAATATCCTCCTATATCATTTGTTAATTTAATTGGATATGTATAACCTAAATTAGCTACACCATTATTATAAATTAACATAGGTTTAGGTATATATGGCTTCAAGTCTTTGTCCACTATTGTAGCAGTTTCAAAATCTTCATTTACTGTCTTTTCAAAAAGTACATTTTCAAAAGGTAGTTTTATATCATACGTTTCTGATTCGTTTGAATTTTCACTTTTATAAATTAAATCTCCGTACTCTTTAGCATATAAACCTCGATAAGCATTGTTAAGAATATTTGAACTTTTTTCATATTCAAAATTAATTGACTTATAAAGTATAGGTTTTTCAATTTCTAATTCTTCGCTATATGTAAACTGCGTTATATCTGTTTCTTTACCACTCAAATAATATGATTCTAAAGGTATAAATTCAAACGTATTTAAATCAGTAGGAATAACTATAAGATTAAAAGCTTTTATAATTCCTTCAACAAAATCAGTTACTTTAAAATCAGGTACATAATTTTTAATATTAATAATACTAGCAATAGACTGCGAGGCTCCATCTGCTTTTTTTGTTACATAATAAAAAGTTGAATATGTATAATCTGCAGTAAATCTTCCAGTTTCAAAATGAGTAGTAAATTCAAAATTAGAATTACAAGAAACTGTAATATAATAATCATTTGAATTGTGGTCATCGCCATAATTGTATGCATCAACTTGTTGTGCTGATGTTCCTATTTGTACATAAGTTCTATATAATTTATTATTTTTATAAATTCTAACTGTATAAACTTTATTTTCAAAACCGCTATTAGGAGTTATATAAACATCAGCTGTTTCATTGCTATACCAAATATTATATCCACTTGGCACATAATTCCAATTCATTGTAAATACATCAGTAGTTAAATTCATTTCAGGAAATGTTCCATCTACTGAAGTAAAATTAATTCTTGCTTCTGGAGTTGAAAATGTAAACTTTTCAGCATTCTTTAAATATAAATATAATTCACTCCATTGTGCTAAATAAAAAAAAGAACCTGTAAAAGTTAAACCGTATGTATCTTGTATAAATTGAAAAATACTATTGACTTTAATTGCTGGAAATAAATCATTCCATACTACTGCTCCAGCAGTTGTAGTAATATCAAAACTATCACCAGTTTTATAAGCGTATTTTTTATTTGAACTGATTAAAGGATAACATACATCATAACCAAATAAAATTCTATCTTTAATTTCATTTGAATTATAAGTATGGTTTAATGTTTCATATCCTACCAAACTATTTAATTTATCATCTTGAAACTTATCTTTTAATTGTGTAAGGTTACCGTAAAATGTCAAAGTATAACTATCTATAAATCCATTCTTTTTGTTTACTTTTTCAAGCTGTAATTGACCTTTTTTAAATGGTTGGGTATCTATTTCAATATATGCTTTTTGTCTTGTACGGTGGTCAAATCCATCATCTAAATCTGTATTATACCAATACTTAAAAAGTTTATTATTATGCTTTGAAGCTGGAACTGTAAATGATTGAGTGTAATCTGTAAATAGTTTGCCTATATCATTTGAGTCTTGTAGCGTTTGTGTAATGCTTATTTTTTCATCGCTATATTGTTCTATACGGTTATATTGATAGGCATAAATTTCATAAACTGAATCAGTATCTAGTGCAATAGGTAAAGCAGAAAAAAAGAATTGAGTAGCATTATTATTTAAAATTAATGCTTCTTGACCTATTCCAGTACCGCTTACTATTCTAACATAATAATTTACCCATTGATTAATAATCCAATTTTTATTAGTATCTACAATTCTAGTATTATCAGACGCTACATTAATTCCATTATCAAAAGTATTAACCTCTTGAATATATAACTCTGTGCTTATCATATTACGTTATTTAAAAGGTTATAAGCATATTGAAACTCTATTTCATAGTTTATCATTTTATCCTTTAAAACGGTCTTATATGTTGCTGATTGCGTTTTAAGTATTGCTGGTTTACCATCTAATAAAATAGTTTCACTTAACATTAAATCGTGAATTAAAATACTGTAATTTTCATCTACCCATCCTGTATTGCATTTTACATTTTGAGTACCATTTGGATTGATACTTTTTATTTGTCCTCTTTGTGTATTGTATTGCCAATTATCAGGCAATAAATTATATTGATTATTCTTTACAGTAATTGAATCAGTGCTATTTTTAAAGAATGTTAAATACTGCCAACCGCCTTGCTGATTTATAAACGTGCAAGTTATTGGATAATATTTGCATTCGTCAATAGGATAGTTTTTAACAGTATATAAAATTTCATCATCTGTTAAATTTGTAATTGTAATAATGTTAGGAATACTTGTATCTATTGTATTAACAGTATAAGGAATTTTCAACATTATTATTCCCTCTGCTCCTGAATCATAAGCATAGTAATTATCTTCTGTTTCATAAGCTACTCTAAAATCTTTTGCATCAGTATCTAATAGTAAATTAAAATAGCCATATTCACTACCAGTTCTATAATAATTTTTAATATTTGAATTTGTAAGTAATTTAGCAATTATACCAGTAGGATTTTGAGAAGCATCTGCATAATTATCAAATCCATAAACTCCTACATAATCAATAGTATCTCTTAAAGTTAAATCTTTTCTATCTGCTCCATAATATGCTTCAACTCTAAAAAAGCACCATACAT